TGCTTTTTCATCGTGACAAAAACATTCTTGTCATGGCTACTAAGTTCTCGACAGCAGCAAACTTAGTCAAAAAAGTTAAAAACATAATGAAGAATGTTCCAGACTGGCTACGAATCGCAGATATAGAAATAGACAACCGAGCTACTTTCGTGCTCACCAATGGATCGCAGATAAAAGCAACATCCACTTCAGGTGACGCAGGCCGTTCTGAGGCACTATCCTTGTTGGTAATTGATGAGGCTGCCCATGTTGAAGGGCTAGACGAATTGTGGACTGGCTTGTATCCTACGCTATCAACTGGTGGGCGCTGTATTGCGCTTTCAACTCCGAATGGCGTAGGCAACTGGTTCCACAAGACTTATGCTGAATCTGAACAGGGCGAAAATGATTTCCATCCCACAATTCTGACATGGGATGTACACCCAGAAAGAGATCAGGATTGGTTTGACAAAGAAACTAAAAACATGTCAGCCCGACAGATAGCTCAAGAGCTTGAATGTAATTTTAATACATCAGGTGAGACAGTCATTCATCCGGAAGATATAAAAAGGATTTTAGAAGGCATTCGCGAACCCAAGCATAAGACAGGGTTTGATAGGAATATGTGGATATGGGAAGAATATGATACGGATAGCACCTATCTTTTGTCCGCTGATGTCGCCAGAGGCGACGGAAGAGACAGTTCTGCTTTCCATATTATAAAGCTAGAGACGATGGAGATTGTGGTGGAATATAAAGGAAAACCCACAATCGATGCATATGCAAACATGTTGAATCACATTGCGGCAGAGTATGGAAACTGTCTCCTTGTGGTGGAGAATGTTGGAGTTGGAATCTCAGTTTTAGATAAACTTTATGAGCTAGAATATCCAAACCTTTATTATTCGATAAAGTCGACACATGAGTTTGTCGACTCGAAGCAGGCTGAAGGTATGACAAACTCAGTACCTGGATTTACGACTTCTTCAAAAACCCGACCACTGGTTATTGCAAAATTAGAGGAATTCGTTCGTAATAAACTAATTACTGTATATTCTTCCAGAGTTGCAGACGAACTTAAAACATTTATCTGGAATAATGGGCGCCCACAAGCAATGCGTTCGTATTCGGACGATCTTATAATGGCTTTGGCTATAGCTTGTTGGGTTAGAGACACAGCACTAGAAGTTAACAAGAGGGACATTGAGTATTCAAAAGCCATGGTTGGCGGAATCATGACAACCAGAACCCATCTTAATACCACAATAGATGGACAGACTGGCCATGAAAAAGTTAAATTAGATAATAAAAAGGCAGAAGCAATGCAACAACAAAAAGAATTTTTGTGGCTATATAGAGGATAAAAATGGCAGACCAAAGAAAAAACCCTAGAAACGCGCAATCTGATTTATTCAAGAGATTAACGCGTTTATTTTCAGGACCGATAATAAGTTTTCGGAGCCAAACTGGAAGAAAAATCAGGCGCACACACTTGGACAAGTATGCGAATGTATTCAAGTCTGCTAGTGGCCAACACTTTAAGAAAACGACATATAATCCTTTCGAGCAATTGGCGGCAAATGCAATTGCAAACCAGAGACGATCCGAGAGGTATGTAGATTTCGATCAAATGGAATATACGCCAGAGATTGCTTCTGCACTTGATATCTATGCAGATGAGATGACAACACATTCAGATCTCTCATCTATGTTGAGAGTAAAGTGTCAGAATGAAGAGATATCCGCAGTCCTCAATACCCTATATGGAAATATCTTAAGTATTGATTCAAACTTGTTCGGTTGGTGTCGCACAATGTGCAAATACGGAGACTTCTTCTTGTATTTAGATCTGGATGATAAGTTCGGAATTCGTGGAGTAATCCCTTTACCATCAAACGAGATTGAAAGATTAGAGGGTGAAGATAAAACAAATCCAAATTATATACAATATCAGTGGAACTCAGCCGGCATGACTTTAGAAAACTGGCAAGTTGGCCATTTCCGTATACTAGGGCACGACAAGTATGCACCATATGGCACTTCAGTTCTTGAGCCTGCTCGTCGTATCTGGAGACAACTGGTTCTTCTGGAAGACGCCATGATGGCTTATCGTATCGTCAGAGCACCAGATAGAAGAATCTTCTATATTGATGTCGGACAGATTGCTCCAAACGATGTCGAGCAATATATGCAGAAAGTCATGACACAAATGAAACGCCATCAATATACTGATCCGGATACCGGCCGAGTCGATTTACGATATAACCCCCTCTCTATTGAGGAAGATTATTATATACCTGTCAGGGGCGGCGCTTCCAGTACTCGGATTGAGAATGTTTCTGGAGGCTCCTATACAGGAGACATCGATGATGTAAAATACCTCAGAGACAAGTTGTTCTCAGCGTTAAAAGTCCCAGCATCATATCTGTCTAGGGCAGAGGGAGCAGACGAAGACAAGGCAACTTTAGCTCAGAAGGATATCCGCTTTGCCAGAACAGTTCAGAGGCTACAGAGAGTAGTTGTGTCAGAGCTTCAGAAAATAGGCATTGTTCATCTTTATGCTCTAGGATTTAGGGGGGACGACCTCCTTAGTTTTGATTTGGTACTAAACAATCCATCCAAGATATCTGAGATGCAGGAGCTTGAGTACTGGAGCACAAAATTCGACATCGGCGCAAAAGCCACGGAAGGCTTTTTCTCTCGCCGCTGGGTTGCAGATAAGTTGTTCGGAATGTCTGAAGAAGAATTTTTACGCAACCAGAGAGAGATGTTTTACGACAGGAAATTTGATGCAGCACTGGCAGCCACGGCGGAAGCCGCCGAGGGAGGCGGTGACTTGGGTGGAGACTTAGGTGGAGACTTAGGTGGTGACTTAGGTGGAGACTTAGGCGGAGACTTAGGTGGAGACTTAGGTGGAGACTTGGGTGGAGATATTGATGTAGAGCCAGAGGCAGCAGCAGCCGAAGCCGAGGCACCAGCAGATGAAACGCTTTTGGCAGCCCCTCCCGGACATAGAGATTCGCCGCGTTCAGCAAAACCGACAAAGAAAAGCTTGGGGAAGTCCGCAAAAGGACATAAATACAATCCGGTAATTGCCGACAAAAGAGAGAAAAACGGCGCCAGAACAAATATGAAACAAAAGAAGCAAACAGGAACAAAGGGAGCAATCTACCCTGGGTTCCATGGCGCCAAGGAATTGACTAAAATGACAGTAGGAAGTGTATTTGAGAGCAAGCAATCTATTTATAACATAGAAGATTTGAAGGCGGAAGATCGTCTTTTCGAAATCAATGGTGAAGTTAGAAATTTAATGGATAGCCTAGGCTCGTTCAACCTGGAGAAAAAAGATGAAAATGCGCCATAATAAAAAAAGGAATACCGCATTTATTTATGAAACTCTCATATCGGAGTTGACACAATGCTCTCTAAACAAAGATGAAGAGAGAAGGGGCAAAATAGTTTCCCTGATCAAGGAGCATTTCCGAAAAGGAACAGTTTTGAATAAAGAGCTAGCAGCATATATGACGCTTATAGACTCAGACGGTTTGGAAAAGGATGTTGCAACGAGGCTAGTCGCCGAAGCCCGTCGAGTGCATGCATCGCTGGACAAAGAAGAAATTTTCAAAAAACAAACCGAATTGATTGGCGAAATAAACAAAAATTTCTCAAGCTCCGTGTTTTCTAATTTTGTTAATAATTATAAAAGCATGGCAACTATATCTCAGATGTTCAGTCAAACAACTCCAATAAAGAAAGTTGTTTTGTTGGAGCAGAAATTAATAGATTCTATATCAAAAACCGACGAAGGCTTAGAGGAGACTAAACACATTGATAATTTAGTCTATCGCACTTTTGCTACGAAGTTTAACGAAAAGTATAGCTCAAACCTTCTGGAAGAGCAGAAGGATCTTTTGGGACACTATATCTCTTCTTTCTCAAACAATTCTGTTGAACTAAAACTATACTTGAATGAAGAGATATCCAGGCTCAAGGATACTGTGCAAGAATCTGTAGAGGATGAAGAAATAGTTTCAGATTTAGATATGAAGAGCAAGATTAATGAAGTGCTGTCCATTCTGGATGGATATAAAAATATTCCAATTAATGAGTCTATGGTTAGAGAAGTTCTTAAAATTCAATCGCTTGCGAAGGAAATCCAATCATAATGGCAATTTTAGTTAAAATTGGAAAAGCAGCTACAGAAGAGCCTAAAAAACTGGAGCCAATAAAGATAGAATTGAACATCCGTAAGACTTTGGATGGGAATATACTAATTTTTGATCATGCCGACATCGATATTGTTGTGATGCCAAAAAAGAATAAAGTGGTGGCACTCAGCAAGGAACAAATGTCAGACATGATTTATGGAGCCCAACATCGTCTGTTTGAATATTTGCGAAAGAAAGGAGTGATTGACTTTTCTTCTGTTCAGGGCGGCAGCGTATACGGCTCTATGCAAGCCACGATGTTGGCGCCAGAGGATAGTTCAAATGTAACTCAGCATGTTATATTAAATATATCCAAGTTTATCGACGAAGAGCGTCCATATTTTGATTTTGTTCAATCGTACATGGACAAAGAAGAAGACAGGGTGATTGATCCAGACAATCTTCATTCAACAGATCTTGGCGATGTGCCGCACAGTTCAGAAAAGGGCTCCATCCGCCCAGATAGGGTTAGAGATCCTTATGGACTGGGAATGTCTCACTATTAATAGAGGTTAAGTTGGAGCTTTTAACATTCGTTCTTGCAGCCTATGGGATGACGCAACTATTATGTTACGGCACTATCTTCAAAAAGATTCGCCCCAAACATCACTTCTTCCATTGTCCAATGTGTGTGGGCTTTTGGGTGGGAGTTTTTTTGTGTGGCATAAACGGATGGACAGAACTATTTACTTTCGAACACACTATCGCTAATTATTTTGTCTTGGGCTGTATAAGTTCGGGAACATCTTATGTTTTTAACATGATATTCGGAGATTGTGGGCTCAACATTCAACTTTCAGGAGAAGAAAATGCGAAGAATTAACATTCCAGATGTTCGTCGTTGCTGTAAGGGCTCCTAACTCACGCGGGTTGCGCCCGCATTTATTTTTTTAAGGAAATCAGACAAATGAAAATCACAAAAACAAAATTGAAGAAAATTATCAAGGAAGAATTTGAAGCTGTCATGGAAGAGAAGGGCTTTCTGGGTACCGCAGGGTCGATGATAAAGAAAGGCTTCAAGAAAGTAACAGGCTCTTATGCTGGAGACATGAAGAAGTATGATCCATGGGCTGACGAAGATCTTGCCCTGATGTGGACCGGTAGCTCTGCCCTTCTCGATGCCATAGCCCAGCAAGGCCGTGAAGATGATGTGACACTAACTTATCAATCGACTTTAAATGAAAGGGCGGCGCTATTACTCGAACTTCTGAACCAACATGATGTCGCGAATGAAAAGTTCACAAACAGAGTTGCCTCCTGGCTTGAGATGGCAAGTAATGCGTCTGATGTATACTCCTTGCGACAAGTCGCTGACAAAAATGCCATCAGGCATGTTCGCGAACAAATTAAAGACTCTTATGAGTTAGCGACAGGCCAAAGTGATATGGAACACGGCAAAGGCGCGGCACAGGAATTCCTAAGTATCATTTCTGGCGAATTCAAAAATGCAGCATCCATACATCAAGTTGTAAACGCGTTTGGCAACATACCGAGGGAGGCATCAGTTAACCCGTATGACTTGGGAGATGAGGCCAAAATAGGTGGCCACGAATTGATGAGCAAGGCAGTTGACAACTTGACTGGTGATGCTGGTGATCAGTAAAGAAATAAAGAGGTAAAACAATTAATGTCAAATAAAATGGTTTTAACTGAATACTACGCTCTCTGTGACGGAGGGGTCTGTCAAGATCTCTTAACCGAAACAG